AAAAACGAAGCTGTAGAAATATTTACCTTGTTGGAAGAATCGGGAGTGATATCAACACCGTTTAATTTCACGCCTTGAATACCACTAGTACCATTCAAAACCGTTGTTACAACGGTATCAATCTCTTGCCCCGAATGTGAAGATTGATAATCTGCCATAAATCCCCCTTTTGTACAAAGTTTTAGATTTTTGTATAATAAAGAGGCAGGATGTCCAAGGCGGTTAGTCACTCTCCCAACGGGAGGTGATGGATATGAATATGGACCTATTATTAGTAGTAATACTTTTTATAGTGATCTATAAAATCATGAAAAAAATAACTGCCTAAGGTGTGAGAATTAGGCAATCATATTAAAAATGCATCTTAAGGACTAGCCGCAATTGCGGTATCCTGCTTTTATTATACCTTTTTGCTAAAAGTTGTCAATACTAGTCCAAGGTTACAGATACTGCAACATTCGAATTAGTAACAGAGACCTGATCTTTTTTGTAAATTGTACCATTTGAATTGTATACGGTGTACAAGTAGGTTTGATTTGGCTGTGAAACAAAAGTTGCTTCACCACTTGCATTTGTCTTAGCAGTCATACCACCAAATTTAACTTTGATGTTTTCAACAGGTGCCGATGTACCATCAACAACAGTGAAAGTAACTGTGTAAGTTGAAGTTTGTGGATTGGCAGCAATAATAGCAAATGGGAATCTTGAACCTGTTTGATTCAATATATTGATTGGGTTTGGAATAGCAAAGCCAATTCTCCATTTAGCACGCATAACCTGACTGTCTTCATCAAACATTGAGTGTAACCCGTCAGACATATTCGTGGCTGCATCCGCTGAAATACGGACTGACATATCTTCACGTACAGAGTACAAAGCTTGTTGGAAATCACCAACTATCAATAACGCTCTGCTGTCATCCCATGCACCGTTGTCAAGATAATATTTGTCTAAAGCTTCAATGAATGGGAACCAGATTGGCTGTCCAATACTGTCAACATTCATTCTAAATTTAGCTTTCATTCCTACACCGGCAACTAATGCTGTTGGATTGTAGCCACTTTGTTCAACTAAACTAAGAGCGTTGTTAATATCATTGTTTATATTAGTCGTCTGCTGTACAACAGCTCCTGCCTGATAACATGCAGTAACTATATCTGATCTAAATCTACGTGGTTTATCAATACCCATAAACACAGCTTGGTCGAACGCTTTACCGTAAACTTCAGAAAGCCTCGGCAAAATTTCTCCCCACATATCGTATGCAGCATCTTCACGTACGTTATCAGGAATAATAACACGTGCAGCATATTCTTCTGCATACATTTCAACCATTTCCCAAGCCTGTGCAGTTAATGGCTTAATAGCATTATCAGAATTTAGCCATCCACCTTGCGGAAGCATCGAAAGAGCAGGCATTAATAGCTCATCTCTTAACATGTTTCTTGTTCTTCTAAAAATTCTAAGTGCTACAGAATATCTCAAAGCACCCTGTATAATTTCTCGCGATATTTCTGGGGGTATAAGTGCTTGTGCTGAAGTACGATTAATAAAATCTGCCATTTTAATCTCCTTTAAATACTAGAAATTTTTCCTCTAAAAAAGTCATTCATCTTTGAATGATTAGATTGTGTAATAGGTTTGTTTTCAAAAGTGGGGGAAGTATTGAATTGAACTTTAGAATTACCTCTTAAAAACTGTGGATGTTCTTTTTTGTATTTTTTTAACGCATCTTCAAATTTCTCATTTTCTTTTAAATGAGTTCCGACATCGTGAGTAACAAAATCAACGAATTGATCGTCAAATCCTTCCGAAAAGACATTTAACTTTCTTCCATTGTTCCTTTGGTCTTCAAGTTCTTTCAAAACACTACGATGATTTTTAAGTGTTTCTTTGATCGAATCGAAAGAATCGGCGCCTAAATCTTTAAGTATTCGTTTTTCAGTGTTGCGGATAATACGTTCCTCACGTGCTTTTCTATAGTCGAATTTAGTATCTTCTTTTATTTGCTCAATAGTGTTCTCATCATTAGTAGGTAATTCTTTTTCTTCAATATTACTATCCATAAAATCCTCCGCTGTTAATAGGTCAGCTCCTAAAATATATGCTGTTTAACGAGTGCATAACTCATAAACTGTTTTAACGAGATTAGCCAGTTCCTCAATTGTAAAAAGATTGAAAGTTTTGTATACTAAAAACGCAGGATGTCCAAAGCGGTTAGTCACACTCCTTAAAAGGGAGGTGATGACTTATGAACAAAGATCTAGTTATACTATTGATGATCTTACTCGTAATTCTTTTAATAATAGAAGAATAACCGCTCTTGTGACGAAGAACGGCAAAAATTAGATTCGCACTTGTGGACTAGCCGCTTTTGCGGTATCCTGCACCGATTATACAGCAAATAATGAGTTTGTCAACTAGTATTACTACTAATTGAATTTTGATCGCTTGGAATGTTTTTATCAACGATCATTCGTCTAGCCTGTTCTAGTGATTCATTATACCAAATAGACCTATACTCAGCTAAAGACATTGCACCCATTTCAACATCTTTTCTATCCTGTTCACGTTTAGTAGAATCAGATTCAATTACACTATCGTCAAAGTCTACATAAATGTCACCATCAATATTTTCGGAAAAAATAGTTTTTGAAATATATTGAATTCCTTTCACTAATTCTACAAACGAATCATTTAGTAAAACTTCATGTTTGTGGATAGTATTATATAGTTCAGAATGTGAAGCCATAACCTCAGTTGCCGTTTTCATAATTTGTCCATCATTTTCGAATTTGTAGTAACTTTTCCCAAATCCTAATTTAAAAGACAATATTTCCAAATTAGTCTGGATAGCGGTTCTTAATTCATCGACACGCAATTCGCCGTTGACTTCCTGTACATACTTACCAGAAGCATAATTGGATTCTTGCATGTTATTTTCTAGTAAATAGAATATAACATCATTTGGATCAAAAGCGTTTCGCAATTGACCAGCCGAATTAACCTTTAAGGCATCAGAAGTCACAAATAAACGTTTCCTACCATAGTGTATTTCATTCACAAATGAATCGTACATTATGTCAAGAGATTTTATAACGTCTAGTGAATTTATATATATAGGTATGCCAAAAGGGGAATTCATGTCTAAATTGTTTACAATATTAGGTCTGATTATCGTATACCATGGAATATCAGAGCCTGTTTCTATAACTTCTGGCAAATTATCAACCTGAGAGGGTGTCATCTCGCCATCAGGGGAAACAAAAAATCTATAGTTAAGGATTACATAATTGCCATCTTCATTTTTCTTATGCACTTGAATGTATCTTATTTTTTCTCCTCTGATATCATATGAATCAGACATAAAAGCGCATTCAGTTATAAAGTTGTTATCATACTCTAGTGGTATAATATTATCAGCTGTTATGAATTGAATCCTAATCCCAAATTTCGAATCTGCCGATAATACAAAAGCGCCAAAACCTAATGCAAACGATTTTTCAATAGCTTGATTAGCTTTGAGATAAAAATGATTTTTATCTAATATTTCCCCTAATCTTTTTGAAGAATATTCATTCGAAATAGAAATTTTAGTTTTTTCGTTACACAGAAGATCAGCAAAATTTTCACATATTTGTTTAGGCATCCCCATAGAATATCTATTTTTAAAAATCTTGCGATCACCATTGAAAATATAATAACGGTGAAATGATTCAACTATCCCATAATACCATGCAATATAATTTTTGATCGTTCCAGTATGGTTAATAAAAGCATCAACGTTATATCCAATAGTTTGGAATAAATCTTTAATTTTCAAGATATCACCACAACAACTAATAATACATCTATATAATATCATAAAAATGAAATTAGAAAGCATGAAAAATGATTATATACTTGACTTTTTTTGTATTTTATTATATAAAGATATCATAAATTATCAAATGAGGTATAAGATGGAAACACAATTATTGAAGTATGAAGAATTATTAATATACGTGCTGATTATTTTAGTAGGTGTACTTTGTGTAGAAGAAATCATTAGATTAATAAAAAAGATTAAAGGTATACCGGATAAAACCTACCAGATAGATGTACATATAATTACTATAGACGCGGATAAAAAAGATGAACGATAATCTTTATAACTTAGAAGCAGAGCAAAGCGTAATTGGCACAATAGTACTTGATTCAAAGTATTTACGTGACGTCATAAATATAATTCCTACACCACTATATTTTTATGATCCGATAAATATAGCAATATATCGGTGTTGTTTAGAAATGTTCGATAACGGCGAAAAGATAGATTTTGTTACTGTTATCAGCAAACTCCCGACCAATATCAATTTAAATGTAAAAATGATCAAAGACTACTTGCTTGATGCAGTAAAAATTGTGCCTTCAATGTCTCATGTTACTAAATATGCAAAAATAGTAAAAGAAAAATTCAAGTTAAGAGAATTACTAAGACTATCAGAAAATATTCAAACTAGCCTTAAAAATAATCCCGATCTAGATAGAATTTTTTACGACGTAAATAGTACAGTTGAAGAAATCCAAAACGGTGTGGAAAGTAAACCAACATATAGTTTAGAAAATGCCATTGATGCTGCTTTTTCTGTACAATGTTCAGAGTGCATTCACACAGGATTTGCTGATCTTGATTATGTACTAGGTGGTTTGAAAAAAAGTGATTTAATTTTTTTAGCTGCAAGACCAGGTATGGGCAAAACAAGTTTTGCATTGAGCATTGCTAAATCTATATCAAAAAAGTATAAAACACTTTTCTTTAGTCTTGAAATGAGCAAAGAACAACTAAGTACGCGATTACTAGTCATGGAATCAGGATTAGAAATAGAAAAAATACAAAAAGGATTTTTAAATAACGATGAGTGGATTAGATTAAAGAATACATTAGAAACACTTTCTTCTTGTCAGCTAGTAATTGATGATCAAAGTAATATAAATGTGCAAGAAATAAAAGCAAAAGCTAAGAATTGCAAAGATATAAGAGCAATATTCATAGATTATTTACAATTAATATCACCGGTAAAATCAAAAGAATCACGGGTTCAAGAAATAACTGAAATCACACGTAAATTGAAGATTTTAGCAAAAGACATAAACGTACCAGTAATATGCTTATCTCAACTTTCAAGATCTTCAGAGCAAAGGCAAGAACATCGACCAATATTATCAGATTTAAGGGATTCAGGATCAATAGAACAGGATGCAGACATTGTAATGATGCTTTACAGGGAATTCTATTACAATAAAGAAGAAAAAGTGGATCCGGAGGAAAGTGAATGCATCATAGCTAAGAATAGATATGGTGAATCAAAAACAGTAAAATTAAAATGGGAAGGAAAATATACCAGATTTTCGGATTATCTAATTGCTTAGAAAGGCGGTGTTTGATTTGTCAAAAGCAACTATAAAAAATATGAGTATAAGAATTGATAGTAAATTAAAGGCAGAAGAAAAACCATGTAATATTCCCAATTTGATTACCAGAAACGCAATAGAAGAAGCGGATAATTTGATTAATAATAAAAATTCACAAAAATTTTCAAATGTCAACGATCTTTTTGACGATCTAGATTTATGAATTTTAAAATTGTTAGAACTACACAATTCAAAAAAGACTATAAACTGGCTCAAAAAAGAAACATGGATTTGAATCGTTTAAAAAACACAATCGTAAAATTGATAGATGGCCAAAAATTACCTACTGACCATGTACTTTCTGGAAACTGGAACGGGTATCATGAATGTCATATACTCCCAGATTGGTTACTAATTTACACGATAAAAAATGATGTTATTGTATTGGTCAGAACAGGAACGCATAGTGATCTTTTCGGATAGATGGCTCAGATTATTTGATTGCATGAAAAAATTAATTCAATTTTAATTTTTCTATGCTAACCCCTGACTAAGCACAATACTTTCATTATATATTCGTCTATTTTCAAAAAGCCTATTATCTGACCTAGTATGATACCGATTATAATGTATTTTATATACTCTTCGTATTCAGACATAGTTTACCTCACTTGACTTTAGCTTTTATGAATCACTATTATATAATGCTTGACAACTTTTTACAAAGGTATATAATAAAAACACGGCACCGCATTAGCGGTTAGTCCTAATGAATGATAAAAATTAAATTCGCTACTCACTCACAGTAGCGGTTATTTTTTTATTATTATACCGTGCATAATCATTATGCCAATCTTGACAACTTTTTTCAAATGGGTACAATAATAGCACGGCACCGCAATTGCGGTTAGTCCTAGGAAAGTTTTAAAAACATTTTACCGCTTACTTTCGCTACAAGAAGCGGTTATTTTTTTATTATTATATAGAAAATAATAAATAGTATGAGTACTAATATCATGTCTATATTCATAACCATCACCTCCAATAAAGGAAAGTGACTAACCGCTTGGACGCCGTGCGTGACTATTATACAATGTTTTTAATTTTTGTCCAATCCACTACTATTTGCAAAATGTGTATCAAAATGGTACAATATAATTATGATAACTAATCCAAAAGTGACAATTGATCTAATCAATCAGAATTTACAAAGCAGGATAACTTGGACTAGCTCTGAAAATCAGAGTTTCGGGAATTTGTCTCTTTTGAATGTACCAAATAAATTAAGTCCTGATTTTTCAACATTCGAATTAAACGAAACAGTATTAGATAATACTATTGGATATGAAATAAAAAATATTGCATTTATGTCAACCTCTATTAGCAATGAAAATTGTTCATTTGGGCAAGTTTGGGTTCAAGGTGAGTTTGACACAGAAGTGGATTTTTATGATGCAACTCTTAACTTCGGTATTAATTTTCCTCGTCATATACAGATTGCATATATAGATATAAATGATAGTGTAATAGATTCAGATGATTTTGATAATATTGATTCAGGTACATTTCATATTACTCGTGCTCAAGTTGGAGTGAAAAAGATTCTCATAGAATTTTTACAGTCATACGCTCCATACCAATATGCACATTTACAAGAATTCATTATAGGCGACAAC